TAAAGGATTAATATTATACCATGACAAATTCCTATGGTTATGGTGGCGTTGATGATGAAGCGATAGATTCTGGAATAGAAGCTGCTAGAGATGCCATAGACGTCTACACTAAACGTGAAGAAGAGAAAAGGCAACGAATAGAAGAAGAAGAAACAGAAGAAAAACAAGCTGTATCTGAACAGGTCGACCCACGTAATGCTGAAACTTGGGGTGCTAAGGCACTCATTAAAGAGGGTCAGTCAATACTGTCGGGCGGTCTGCAAGACACAGCATCATCAATAGCCACATTCCCTGAGCGTACAATGGATGCGTTGTCAGGAGAGATGCAGAAAGAGAAAAAAGAAAAAGGATTTTATAAACCAGAATTTACTCCATTCGACTCCTACGACAACCCTATTGAAACTAAAACATGGTGGGGTAAACAGCTAAGAGCCTTAGTTCACTTTGGTTCATTAGCAGTCGGTACAATCGGAGCAGCTAAGGCTGCGGCGGCTACCGGCCTTGTGACTATACCAGCTGGATTAGTTGGGCTTGCTAGTAGTAGTGTAGCCCGAGGTGCAGCTGTTGGTGCTGTATCTGACCTTGTTTCAAAAGAGTCAGACAACCAAAACGCATTAGGTGCATTATCTGAAAGATATGGCTGGGCTGATACACCATTAGCAACAAAAGACACAGACCATCCAGTTATGATGAAAGTAAAAAACATCATAGAAGGGATGGGAATAGGTCTTTTATTTGATGGTATTGCCTACACATTGAAAAAAGGTAGTAAGCCTGTTGTAGACCAAATTAAAGCACGTAATAAAAGCATAGATAACCAGACAGTACAGGCTGGTATTGCACAACTTCGTAAGGGTGATACAGATTTTAGAGCTGATAAGAATAGACCTGTAGCTGACCCACACCAAGGAGCACATATATCAGAAGTTGATCCACAAACAGCTAGAGATCAACTATCTCGTACTCGTAACGAATGGGGATCAGAAGAAGGATCTACCGGCTCAGTTACTACACCAGTAGAACGTGAGCGTATTGCACAAGAAAGCGGCACAGATGATGTAACTATTGAACGTATAGCTAAAACTTTAATGAGTAATGATAAGTTTGCTAAAGAAATGGCTGCTGTAAAGGGTAATAGAAAAGCACTTGTTGCTAAATTTAAAGAAGCTATAGAAGGTCATCAGCGTATTACTAATGGTAGAGAAGCTACTGATATGTCAGCGTCTCAGTATCTAAAAGAATTGTTTGAAACAAACGATGTTATTGATGGTCAAGAAGTATGGACATCTAAAAACGTAGTTATAGGTGACTTACTTGTAGGTTCACTTTTAAAACAATTACAAGATACTGGTATTGCTGGTAGAGAAATAGCAGATATAGTAGATATAAATGCTGTAGATGGACCAACTAAACAGTTAGTTGATACGATGCTAACTACTTTATACGAGACCAAGAAATCTAGATTAGTTAAATCTGATTCGTTTAGAGAACTAGGTGCTGGTAAAAAACGTAAAGACGCTATCGAAGAAGTACTAAAAGAAGATGTAGCTAAATCTAGAGAAGCTATACAGACTGTACTTAAAATAGCTGACGATGACGAAGATCTACTTATGGCTATGTACGAAGCTTTCTCAATGATGAAAGATGTAAATAGCTTAGATGACTTTGACAGATGGGCAAGAACTGTATTGTTAGGTGGTAAACTTGAGCAAGGTGGGGTAGATCGTACTGGTACTCTTATAAGAGAACTAGAAGGAGTTATGACTCACAGTGTTTTATCAGGACCAAAAACACCAATTCGAGCAGTTATGGGTACAGCTAGTGCAACATTTTTAAGACCTGTAGCTACTGCATTAGGAGCAGCTACACGAGCTCCATTTACTGGAGATATAGCAACTCTTAGATCTAGCCTTGCAGCTGTAAATGGTATGATAGAAGCTATACCTGAGTCGTTTGATTTATTTAGAACAAGACTTAACTCATACTGGAAAGGTGATATAGCAAGTATTAAAACAAGATTCTCTGAATATAGTAAAGGTGATGAAAACTGGGAAATACTACGTAGATGGGCAGAAGACAGTGGTAGAGCTACACCCGGAGAGCAAGCAGCTTTTCGTGTAGCAAACATAGCACGTAACGCTAACAACAGTAATTTTCTTACATACTCTACAAAAATCATGGCCGCAACTGACGACTCGTTTGCGTTTATATTAGGTCGTGCTAAGATGCGTGAGAAAGCTATGCGTAGAGTTCTTGAGTTACAGGAAGGTGGATATAAAACACCTGTAATAACTAAAGATCTTATGAGAGCTTACGAAGATGATTTTTATGGTCAAGTCTTTGATGCTGCTGGTAATATAACAGATGACGCTACAAAGTTTGCACGTAAAGAAGTTACACTTACACAAGAACTTACAGGCTTTGCAAAGGGTCTTAACGATGTGTTTACTGCTGCACCTTTAGCTAAACCATTCTTTTTGTTTGCTAGAACTGGTGTAAACGGACTTGCATTAACAGGTAAGTATACTCCCGGTTTTAACTTTTTAGTTAAAGAGTTTAATGAAATAGCTTTAGCAAGTCCTACTAATTTAGAAAACGTAGCTAAGTATGGTATTACATCCGTAGAAGAATTAGCTAATGCTAAAGCTTTACAAACAGGTAGATTGGCGATAGGCTCTGGAGTAGTATTTATGGCTACACAGGCTTGGATGCGTGGTGATCTTAATGGTAATGGACCAGTTGACAGACAAAAAAGACAAGCTTGGCTTGATGGTAAATGGGAACCAAGAACTATGAAACTTGGTGCTGTACGTGTTGGTTACGATTCGTTTGAACCTTTTAACCTTGTTATGTCTACCATAGCTGATGTAGGTGATGCCAGTGAGCTTATGGGTGACGAGTGGACAGAAAAAGAATTGCAAAAAATTTCTCTTGTTGTTGCACAAGCAATAACCAGTAAGTCATACCTAGCTGGTATACAGTCATTTGTAGATTTATTTGCTGGACGCCCCGGTCAATTTGACAGAATTATAGCTGGACTTGGTAATAACCAGATACCGCTAGCTGGTTTACGTAATGAAATTGGTAAACTTTTAACACCACATATGAGAGAAATTGGATCAGGTATAGATCAGTCTATACGAAACCGAAACTTAATTATGGAAAATTTTGCAAACAATACCAATCAATTACCTATTAAATATGATTTACTAAATGGGAAACCTTTAAAAGATTGGGACTTTTTAACACGTGCATTTAACGCTGTCAGTCCTGTGGCTCTTAGTTTAGACCAAGGACCGGGTAGACAGTTACTTTTTGACAGTGGATATGATTTACGTATGTCAACATACTACGCTCCTGATGGTACTAATTTAACTGATGTACCAGAAGTTAGATCTAGATTTCAACAGGCTATAGGTGTGCAAAACTTAGAGCGAGAACTAGATAAATTATCTAAAGATCCTAAAATAATAGCATCTATGGAGAAAATGTATGAAGATATACGATTTGGTAAACGTGGACAGTATGACGCAAGAGATTACTACCATAATATAATTATAAAAAGATTATTTGATAAGGCTCGTAAAACAGCTTGGCGTTCAATTAGTGTAGAACAAAAGATTAATGAGTTAATTAAAACTCAAGAGGCTGCTAAAGAACTACAAGAATTAAAGAAATCGCAAACAGCAAACCTCCTCAACATTTATAAATAATGGCAACAACATTCGTAGATTACACTGGGGATGGAAACGCAACTAAATCGTTTTCTTTCCCTTCTTATAAAGTAGAAGATATTAAAGTTGATGTAGACGGCGTCATTAAGACAGTCAGCACACACTATAATATAACTAGCTACACAACAACAGGTGGTGGTAATGTTGTCTTCACATCAGGCAACATACCAGCAAGCCCAGCCGCAATACGTATCTTTCGTGATACAGACGTAGACAGTGCTAAAGCAACTTTCACAGCAGGGTCATCAGTTAAGGCAGGCGATCTTAACAACAACAATACGCAGTTATTATATGCTGCACAAGAAGAACAGAATCAAACAATAGTCACAAGTGATTTAAAAGACGCAGCTATAACTACAGCTAAAATATTAGACAGTAATGTAACAGCAGCCAAGCTAGCCAGTAACTCAGTAACAACAGCTAAAATAGCTGACAATGCTGTGACAATGGCAAAGCTAGCTGGAGGTACATTACCTACAGATATAACTGTAGCAAGTGCTAACATTACAGATCTTACAGTTGCAACAGCTGACATAGCTGATGACGCAGTTACAGCTGACAAGATAGCTAACTCTGTCAATACAGCTATCGCAGCTAACACATCCAAGACTACTAACCAGACTCACACAGGTGATGTAACTGGATCAGTAGCTTTGACGATTGCTAACGATGCAGTTACTACAGCTAAGATTGCAGCTGACGCTGTAACTACAGCTAAAATTGCAGATGCAGAACTTAAAGTGCTTGCAGGCATGCAAGGTGGGACAGCATCTAAACTTGCAGATAGTACAGCTCTTACAGCAGATATAGCCGATCTAAACCAGATCGACGGTATGGCAAAGCAGACTACAATTACAGATGATGATGCCAAGTTTCCGACATCCGGGGCTGTAGTAGATTATGTAGCTGCACAACTAGAACCATTTGGTGGTTTTGAAGCTATAGCTAACGAGGTATCATTTCCTAACACACAACCGGCATCTGGTGTTGCTATTTCTATAGCAGACGCAGCTGGTATTGTAGTAAGTGGTAGTGGTAGCAGTACAACAGGTAGAACTGTAGGTGGATCTACAGTAACTATAAACGGAATACCTACTAACTTCTATAGCTCAACTATAGCTACAGGTATACGTTTTATTGTAACTTCCACAGGTTCTGGACAGGTATATAACTATCATAAAGCTACACTTCCAGAAAGTGACCTAGTAAGTCTTAGTGGAGATATAAATGATTTTAACGAAAGATATAGAGTTGGGTCGTCGAACCCTACAAGTGCTCTTGATAATGGTGATTTATTTTTTAATACATCTACAGGTAAGTTACTTGTATATAATGGAACCACAAGTGCGTGGGAAGTAACCCAATCAGTTGGTAGCTTTTTTATAAACACATTATCTAGCTCTAGTAGCACAGGCGGAGGCAGTGCAACATTTAATGGATCAGCTTATAGATTTACACTTAGCAATGCAGGGCAGTTTGCATCACAACATCTTGTTTCTATCAATGGAGTCATTCAGAAACCTAACACAGGAACCAGCCAACCCAGCGAAGGGTTTGCTATTTCTAGTGCTGATATTATCTTTTCTGCCGCCCCTGCTAGTGGTGCTGACTTCTTTATCATTACCATCGGATCAACAGTAAGTATTGGTACACCAAGTGCTGGTGCAGTAAGTACTACAGAGTTAGCAAACGGTGCAGTATCAACAGCTAAAATTATAGATGATGCAGTTACAACAGATAAACTTGCAAACTCGATTAACACAGCGATAACAGCTAACACAGCTAAAACAACAAACGCTACTCATACAGGCGACGTTACAGGTTCTACATCTTTAACAATCGCATCTGGTGCAGTAACTACAGCAAAGATAGCTGACGACGCAGTGACTGCGGATAAGCTCGCTAACACGTCTGTAACCGCTGCAAGCTATGGTTCAGCCACAGCAATCCCAGCGATCACTGTAGACGCTCAGGGACGTATCACAGCGGCATCTACAAACTCTATTAACACCTCTACTATACCAGTAGCAGATGAGTCATCAGACACAACTTGCTTTCCTGTATTTGTTACAGCAGCAACTGGAGACCTAGCACCTAAGAGTGGTAGTAATCTAACCTTTAACTCCGCAACAGGAGCTTTTGGTGCAACATCTTACACAGGTGATGGTAGTAGTTTAACAGGTGTAGCTTCGGCAGTAGCTGACGGATGTATCTATGAAAACTCACAGACTATATCTAACAACTACACAATATCAACAAACAAAAACGCTCTTAGTGCTGGTCCGATCACTATAGCAAATGGCGTTACATTAACAATACCTAGTGGTAGTGTTTACACAATAGTATAATTATGGCAATACAAATTAATGGTAACGGTACTATCACAGGTATATCTGCTGGTGGTTTACCAGCTGGCTCCGTAACGTCAGCAACTCTAGCAAGTGGTCTTGCCAACAAAGTTCTTAATACAGTATCAAAAGTTACTTCTGCTTTTGATTCAAGTGCAACTAATAGTGCTTTAACAAGTACTCCAGAAGCGATAATTGATGGATTTCAACAAGAAATACAAGTCACTCAAGCTAATAGTAAAATATTAGTTAATATTGCTGGAATAGCGATTGTTCCAACCCGTCTCGGCCCAGCAAAAGCAGCTTGTGGTGTTGGCTTTTTATCGTCAGATAATTCTGGAGAAAGTAAAAGTGCTAGTGATTATGCGTTTCCATCAGGAGATATATGGACAGGAAGAAGATCATTTGATAGCAGCACACCTGATGGTGGTATGGGTGGTGGTATATCAATAGTTTATTTACATACACATGGACAAGCTGTAGGTAAATATTTATATTACACACTTGGAGCAAGAGATATTTATGGTGGTAATACTAACGGAGATTATATTTACATGGGTTCTGGAACTATAACATTAATGGAGATAGCAGCATGAGCATAAAATTAAAACATTCGGGTGGTAACAGCGTATCGCTTAACCCACCTACATCCGCACCTACATCTAGTGAAGTAGCTTTTAAGTTACCTAATGCTGATGGTAGTGCAAACCAGATTATGAAAACTGATGGATCTGGAAACCTTGGATGGGCAACAGATCAAGGCGGTAAACTTTTACAGCTTAAATATGCAGTAAAAAATAATACTACAAGTTTATCGTCTGTAACTACACCATCAGAAGTTTCAAGTGATCTTCGTGTAACAATAACTCCTACATCAGGTTCTAGTTTAATGATAGTTACAGCAAATTTATTTCAGAGTAAGTTGGAAGGTGATAATACAAGTTACAGAATGTATAAAAGTTCATCAACAAATATGTCTAGTC